ACAACTTCATCTTTGCTCTGTCAATACCAATAACGAATCTTTTATTGGTGGTAGGGTCATTGTATCGGTTCTTGAGTTGCTTCACCGCAATCTGGTTCAGTTCATCAAGCTCTTCATTACTAATGAGCGCAAACATGAGGTCAGCCGTAGCTGGCAGACCAAAACTCTCTGACGTATCTTCCAACCCAACATCACTATTGGAGAACCCGCTCCTTGTGGTCTGTGTAGCCGACATAATCGGGACGTTTGTTTCAACTGCCAATCCCCTAAGTTCTTCAGCAATTGCTTTGATATACATGTAACTGTTGACATTTCCATTCGCCTTAAATCTTGATGATGCACATATGTTTAGATAGTCAATAAAGATGATATCTGGTTTGAAAGACCTCTTGATGGCCAGTTCCTTGATCAGTCCTCGAAAGTGATTACTATGTGCTGATGCAGTAGGATACTCCTTGATGATGAGTTGACCATTGGTTTTCTGTTCAATGGCATTCATCTTTTCATCATACATCTGTTTGGGTAACTCATGCAAATCATCTATAGAGATATTCATGAGGTTTGCATCAATACGTTCAGCTATACGCTCTTCAGCCATCTCCAGAGTGACGTATAGGACACTTCTACCTTGGCTTAGACAGTTTGCTGCCATGTGACACATAAATAGTGATTTACCTACACCAGTACCAGCAAGAGCAATGTTCAGTGTTTTCTGTGGTAATCCACCCTTGGTTATACGATTGAAGAAGTCCAGATCAAATGGTATCTTCTCCTCTACTTTGTGGTAGAACTCAAAGCGGGACTCTGCATCGCATATATAATCATGACCAATACGGTTATCAAAACCAACAGCCAGGGCTTCTGTAAGGATGCTTGGTAGAGCATCGACGCCTCTGACCTTATCCTTTCCATCAATAATTTTAATCCCATCCACAATTGCATTGTACACCGCCTTATCTTTACAGAACTCTTCTGTTGTCTCTACTAACCAATCAAAGTTCGCATTATCATCTGCCTCAAGAGTCTTAACTACTGATAATACCCGTTTGTAATCATCCTCATTCAAGTCACTACGACTGTCCAGTTCCACCTCTAGAGCGTTCTGGTTTGGTAGATCGTTATATTTATCTACAAACTTCTGTATCTCTTCAAAGACAGTTCGCTCTGTCCTGTCAGAGAAATAGTCACCCTTGATAAAGGGCAGCACCTTTCTTGTGTATTGTTCATTATAAATCAAATTTGTCAAAATTGTTTGTTCAATTGTTGTCATTTATGTCCTCATATTTTCATATGAGCGTTGAAGCTCATACTTCTTCTCTCACCTTCACTGTAGAAGGGATAGACAAAATGTTTTAGGTATGATGGGAACACCAACAGTTTTCCAACCTCTGGCTTGAACTTCAGATAGTTGGTCCTCATGTCTTGTGTCTCACCATACATGAACTCAATGAGCCCATTAGTAGGATAGTGGTCTTCAAACTCTTTGTCAAGTTCCTCTTGCATCTTTGGTGGTATCTTCAGATAGATTACAGCAGAGAAGTCACCACTATGATGATGGTATGGATTATACTCTCCAGCGTACTGACTGACAATCCAACTGTGTGTCAGGTGGATGTTGTCGAGTGTAGGTTTTACACCAGCCCCTGCCATCTCACTCCACTTGTATGACCTATTCTTTGATATAATATTCTTGAGGTAATCTAAACACCCTTGTCGCATAATTTTAAACAGGAAGTCTCTGTCATCACTGTTTCCTACGGGTATTTGAACCTCTTTGCTCACCTTACCAACAAGCTTGTGTGACCAATCCCACTTGACACTCTTCTGTTCATCACTCAAGACAATATCACCAGTATCATTCACAATGTCTACAAATCTCTTAGGAACCGTAGATTCCATTATGGTAGGGCTAAATGGCTCTAAAAATCTAGATTGGCAAAACAGTTTATCCGTTCTAGACTGGCTCTTCTTCCTCTTCATCATCTATTTCCTCATCTTGAGTATCAATAATATGCACTAAAATATCACCTATGAGGGTAAAAAATTCCTCACCAAACTCATCTTTTGACACACCATAATTATCTACTATATCATACTCAAATCGAAATGGCAAGGTTCCATCTTCATTTTCTTCTTCAGCAACACTTACCACACCATATTTGTATACAACACCATGATATTTTCCATTGTCAGTGATACAGATAGATGCCAGATCATCATCTTTTTTTGAAACAAATGTATATTTACCCTTCATTTATCATCTCCATAAAACGATTGACTTGTTCACTATTAGGAAATTTTTTATGAAGTTCATTTATTTTGGCTATGGCTTCTTCCTTTCTGTTCGCACTCCAGAACCTATGTACAGTTTCAACATCCCACTGGCTTGGTTCACCAAGTGCCTCTGGACTCATATAATGAAGATAACTTTGCAGTAGATATTTTGGTTTCTTGGTAGGTTTATTACCACGATGCAACCAAGGCCACATTGGGGGAAAGAGCAATGCTGAACCAGCGACACAATCAATTTCTTTACCAACAAACTCTGTGCTACCAGCTTCATTGTCATCCAGATACACAAAGAACGCTAGAAATCTAGCGTTTGATTGTCCATCACTTACATCAACATGCCAGTCAAACATGTCAACATCATTGGCAAGATACCTTTTAATTTTGATACCTTCCATACCATACTTTTCTGGCCACAATGCACTCATGCTCTCGTTGTGTCCAGAATTGATACTACGAATACACAAATCTTCCTTGTAGTTTTCTATGGCATTATGAAGTGAACTAAGACAAGCGTTAAACTCATCCTTAAACACATCCATGTTTTCCAGAAGTGCTATCTCTGTAAACTGTCTGCCTTTACTTGGCATGGTGGACAGTTGGTTGTCTTCGCACTCATTAAATTTTCTGATTAAGGTTTTACATAATTCACTATCCAACACATTATGGTATTGGCGTATGTAACTTTCCATAATATAAACTCCACAATTAATTGTCGTAAGATACTTGCCTCTTACTTACCTTAAAATACACCTCTTCTGGGTTGTTGTCATTCCATTCAGTTGAGGAGATATACTCATAGATATAGTCCTCGCTGTTGTCATGAACTTCATCAAATTTAGCCACGAACTCATCTCTACTGCACATCTTTCTGTGAGCCGTTGCCCACAGTCGGGTCCAATTTGGTTCCATTTTCTGTTCCTTTGTTTTCTAATGCATCAATTTTTTTCTCAAGTTTATTTATCTTCATTTCCTTTGCAAAAGAATCAACACTACCCACAACTCCACCGACAACAGTTAATGCTAAACATCCGTTAAGAACGAGAATTGACATAAACATCAAGCTCGTCTTGAGTAACATCGACACTCTCAACGATCTTTTGATAGTTTTTGAGATGTTCATCTGCTATTGCTTCCTTAGATTGGCCGTGATATGCCACAGCGTAATGGTTTCCAATCATCCACTCATTTAGAGTTGTCTGTCTATCTTCCTTCGCATCGTATATTCTAAACTTACCTAGTATCCTACCAAACTTACCAGCCTTGTCTTGCACTGTGACTAGTGTTTGTATGGAACCAACAGGCATGTATGTCTCCACCATCTTCTTCGCTTCAAGACCAAACTTTTTCTCTACCAAGTCTCTTGTTCTGCTCTCTGGCGTGTCGATGCCATGCAACCGAATACGTTCTTTGTGCATCCACATGCCAAAACCAAGGTCAATATCAACGTCTACTGTGTCACCATCTACTACTCTTACAATCTTACATTTATACTCATACATCGTTATACCTCATGCCCAAAGTATTTTACTAGGACACCTAGTTTATCTTCTGCATGAGCAATCACATCCATTTGACTGTCAATAGCCGCAGCAAGGTCAGGATGTTCACCAATCCCCACTGGATTGTTAAGATAGACCTTGATATTATCTTTTGCCTTCTCAATCTCTGATTCATATTGTAACTTTAATGCTCTCATAAACATAATCATACTCCAATAGATGCAAATACTCTAGCACACATAACTTTTTTAACAGGTGCGCCTTCAAATTGTGACGATGCAAATTTCTTCAACTCATCTAGATTTTTATAAACATGTGCATAACAAATCTCTTGTGTTTCAAACTGTAAAATCTCACCATCGTTGTGAGTCACTTCAATGGCATCTTGTTCAACACCAAGAGCAACCATCATTATAACTACAATCTGCCACATATCTATACTCCAAATGACGAACCACACCCACAACTAGAAGTCTGCATAGGGTTTACTATCTTTAAATAACTACCACCTAATTCATTAACATAATCTATTTCTGACCCTATGATAAACATTTCAGCCATAGGATCGACAATTAAAACGTCTTCTATAGGGTCTGACCATTTGACATGTTCAATACCATCATCTGTGGATAGACCCCAGATATACTCAAACCCAGCACAACCACCAGACTTAACACCAAGTGTGACATGACCCCCGTTTGAAACAGAGGCCATATAATCCTTTGCTGGTTGTGTTATCGTTACCATATATGTATTTATGGTTTTGGTGGATGGTAGTCTTGACAATCTTCATGCCATTGTTGCTCACTCAACATCATGAACATATCCATGAACTGTGAGATTAACTCAGAAGGAACCTTGTCCTCTGTTCGTGGAATACAAACTGTGCTCTCCACATCAGCTTGAACTTCAACAGGAGTCCTCTCCTTCATACACTGTTCCATACTAGGTAACTTGACCTCATATGTTGCACCAGACACCATTGTAATCACCATGAGTGCTTTAAGCATTCTTCAACGCCTCTTTCAAGATTTCACCCTTCACTTCAATCACATCCTCTAACCTTGAGATGCGATTGCGAACACTGATTGGCACTGCACCACGAAACTTAGCTTTGTAGAAATCAACCTCTGCAACCAGAGTTTTTAGACCACGCATGTTAAGTTTCTCTTTGCGCTCTCTGTCCCTATCGGGATTGTTCGTTATCATACACCCGCTCCTTCCAATTCTTTAATCCGATTTTGCAGCACATAAACAGCACCATTCATTTGTGCTATATCACCGAGATACCGAGGACTGCCCGGACCTCCCGGCAATGTGTCCAACCTTGACTTCAAGACTTCAACCTCTGACTTCAGAATTTGTTTAGTCAGTATCGCAACCGAATCAGTGTTAACTTGCATTAGACTTCACTCCATCCTGTATTTTCACACTTGTACTTCTTACCA